TGAAAAGGTTGTGAGGGTGTCGTTGCCCGTGCCCACCGTTTTGGTCAGGTCCCTGGCAAAGGCTTCAATGCCGTTGGTTGCGTCGTTGGCCACGACTAGTCCTTTGGCCAGTTCGCCCTGGTCCGCTGCAGCGGCCATGGGCCGAATGACGGGGGGGTGGGTCCTGTCGATGACCTGGGTGCGTTCCAGGGATGTGGATCCGAGATTGAAAGATGACATATCTTTTCTCCTGTGTTTTCGGTTTAGTAGAAAGGATCGCCCTTGCTACATTTTCCCGGCGAGCCCGTTATAGTCATAGGGTTCGCCGGTCTTGTCCGACAATTCGATGGGGGCGGTCATGCGGCCCTTGCCCGGTGTGGGCAGCCCGGCCACAAAGCGCATGGCCTGTTCAAAGGGGTTGTCCGCATCGGCCAGGGAGATATCCTTGGCGGATGCGACCATGGCCACCAGCGGCTTGATCTGATCCGCGCCCAGGCCTTTTGCCTGTGCGGCCTCCTTCAGGCGCTCGATCCGTTCCTTTTTGAGAGCCTCCAGGACGTCGGCGAGCTCCTTGGACTGCTTTTCGTCGTTACCCTTGTTGTCCGGTTTATTGGACCCGGGTTTCTCGCCTTTACCATCCTTGTCGGAGGGCTTGTCTTTCTCTCCATCCCCTGCTTTCTCTCCGCCCTCCTGTCCTTTCCCGTCTTTTTGTTTGGCTGCCGCGACCTGGGCTTCCAGGGCGGTTATCTTGTCCTTGTATTCCTTGGTTTCGTCCGCGATGAGCTGTTTTACCTCTTCGGGGGTCATGGTTGCGTCCTCCATATTGTCTGTGAGTATGATATCCGTGGGCCAGGTGGCGACCATGGACAGATTCTTGACTTCACTGGCCGGGGGGAGTTCCCCGCACATGGCCAGGTGGTGCAGGTAATAGCCGTTTTGCCCCGGCTTGAGCCCGGCGGACCATCCCCTGTAATAGCCTTTTGCCTCCAGAGCCACGAGCTCCGGCGTGTAATCCACATCCCCCTCAAGGCCCTGATCGGTCAGCTCGACGGAGAGTACCCGGCCGAACGCCGGGGATTGGCTGTCTGTCGGGTGCCCCAGGGTGATGGGCGTTGGTGCATCGGGGTTGAAGTTGGCCACGGCCTCCTGCAGCTCGCTTCGGGTCACGATCTGGCCGTTTTTCTGTACCCCTGGCTTGACGAGCAGCTTCCGCATCGTGCGCCCCTAGGCCAGGTTGGCGGGCTCTACAACGGCATCCGGCACGTTGATCTTGAGAATCGTACCGGCATCGTTTTGAACCTCGACAAACAGGCAGTTGATGGTGATCTCCCCATCCGCCTTGTCGCTGATCTTGCGACCCGGGACAGGGAAGCTTTCCGTGTATCCGCGCACGATGGTTGTCAGGCTGTCATCGGCTATCATGCCGTCCTGGGCGTCGAGGATGCGGCATTCTCCCACCAGGCGCAGGCTGACATATCCGTCGTTCGAGACCATGGATTGAATGTTGCTCGGGCTGATGTTCGTCATTTTCAGGGAGGCGGTCAGCGGCTCGAACTTGCCCGTGGGTACTTTTGCCGGGGCGGGCAGCCCCATACCGTCGATTTCGGCGAACTTGCGCTTGATCTCCACTCCGCCTTCCTCGGCGTTGCCGAAGTAATCCACGTCATTCAGGTATACCCTGTTGTTTCTCCATGCGATGGTTGCCATGCTATCCTCCTATGATCGCGGCAAACGCGTCCTTGAGCGGGTTCACGTTGGCAACGGCTTTATACGTCACACGCTCTGCAGGCACGGGCGGCGTGAAGTCGTAGGTGTAAGTGATGTGCCCGCCGGCCAGCTCGGTAATCGGGTTATCTGCGAGGCGCAGATAGATTTTACCGTAGACCAGGGCGCCTTTTCCCATGAGTCCGTCGAGGAAGCCCTGGACCGATTCCTGGACCCGGACCAGCATTTCTCGGGCCGCGTTCTCCGGACGAGAGAACATGGGCTGATCCAGGAATTGGAGGGTGAAGTATTCGACTGACTCTTCAATAATGTCCGCTGTGCGACGCCAGCAGATAAACGTATCAACGGGCGATGTCTCGAACGGGTAGGCGCAGGTCCTGTTGCCCCAGAGGCGATAGCCGGAACCAAGGAAATTGAGCACGGATACGATACCCTGGGAGTTGACGTAGTTGAGTTCCGTGTCTTCATTGTTCGGGATGTAGGTGAGCAGTCGCTCCACACCGGTTACACCCTGCAGGACGTGGTTGGATGGCGAGTGCCAATATCCTTTTTCCTTGTCGACCTGAGCGATGAGCCCGGCCATGCGTCCAGATAGCCAGTCCGTGACCTCGGCCTCCTCGTCCACGTCGTAGATCTTGATTTTTGGATAACAGAAAATAGCCCTGTTATCCCCGAAATCACCTTTGGCCGTGACAGCTTCTTCGGGGGTCGCGCCCTCGGCACTGTCGATCAGTGCCACGGCCCGGCATTTCCCTGCCGTCGAAATGAGTTCCGCGCCGACACCGGGCTCCTGGCTCCAGCCCGGAGCGATCAAGATCTTTGGGAAGAAGCCGAATCGGGACAGAGCGCTCTCGAACGTCGGGACGGCTGCGACAACGTCGGCTGCTGTCACTTCCTCCACGCCCGTGGTATGCTTCTCCGGGTCATAAACGTTGATGGCCACGACTGTAGTGTTGGCGTGGTCGAAAATGGCGTCGAACGCTCTATACAATGTGTAGTCGACCGCAGATGCTCCAAAAATCTCGGTCACATCGTCGCGACTCCTGCATATATGCATCTCTCCTGGTTCCCCCTGGGCGGCAGTCCCGACCAGTCCGATGACGGCGGATTTGACCTCCGTCACCTGGATCGGGCCTTCCTGCAGCTCGAAGGTTTCCACGCCGTGTAAAAATCCCATTTACTCCTCCGTGGTTCTGGTTGGAGCCTCCCGCGACTAGGTGCGGAGGCCATGTTTGTGGGCGGTGCTCGCATTCAATGATGCGCCAGATCTAATCCTTTTCCGCATACCGGGTGTCCGCGTGGACACCCGGCCGAACCGATCCGGGTATTTCCCGTCTCATGATTCCGGCACTTTTCAGAAAAAATCGCGTGGCCGTGTGTGACGAACTCACGGACGCACAGTCCCAGGACCTGCGAGGAAAGGCATCCTCGATCAGAGTGACCGACGTCGAAAACGTTGATGCCCGGCTGCTACCCTTGCTGGCCTGGCAGTATCGCGTGGATTTTTGGCGGGACGACCTGGGGGAGGATGTAAAACGGGATCTGATCAGGCATTCCGTGGCCTGGCACCGGAAAAAAGGCACGGTGCGGGCGGTCAAGGATGTATTGGGAGTCGTCGGGTTCCCAGATGCCCGCATTATCGAATTTTCCACGGCCCGAGAGAGATTTTCAGCTGCCGGGGGGGCAAAGCTCGACGGGTCCTGGGGGCTTGACGGATCTACCGAGCTGGTCCCGTGGGCCGCTCTTGCCGGGATGCCGTACCTCCCGAACTGGGCCTGCTTTGCTGTGGCCCTCAATATCGCCGAGGGGATGCGTCCGGGGTGGCCCGACGATGTCAGATGGGTGGTCGAGATGGCCAAGCCCGTCCGGTCCTGGCCGCTTTATTTCATGAATTTGTTTTTCAACATTTCGGCACGGCCAGGTTTTTTCCACTCTCTGCATCTCATCAAGAGTGTTTCGCAGCGCTATCCATGGTGCACGCATCAGCTCAACGGCATGTGGTCGCTCGGCAATGGTGGCGACAAGAGACGGCTCGACGGGTCCTTTCTCAATGGAGAATGGACGGTTGGCGGCGTCTATCCTGTTTGGAGCATGGTGAATTTACGGCAGTGCTCCATCGTTTCGAATGCATCGTGGTTTTGTTCTCACCAGAGGTCTGCCAGGCATATCCCGGCCAGGGTGGGAACCCCTCTGCTGCATCTTGGCCGAGGCTGGCAGGTGGGCCAAAACCACGTGTTCGCCTGTTCAGGGGCGTTGGCCACCTTTCATCCCTCGCTTGCATGTGGCCCGGACGTGAACGCCCTTTCAGCCTCGGAGGTCGTGCAGCAAGCCCCCCGACCCGTGCAGTCTCTCGCATCGCTGCCCTGTCTCGATGGAAGGCCGTTGGGCACCTGGGGGGTTGGCAGGTCGTCACTTTCCCTGGGCGGATGGAGGGTCTCCATCAAGGGCGTGTATGCCAGGGGTTGCGGGCTCGATACGGTTTTTGCCGTTGCGGGGTTTCCCGAACGGCTGGGGCGGTACCCCTCGTTGGGCGAGGGACGGTACAGGAGCCTGGATGGACTCTGGATCGTTGGCGCAAAGTACCGCCTCGACGGATCGTGGAGTTTGGAGCCGTCCAGGTTGCTTGTATCGCCGAAGCTGGGAGTTGTTTTTCGGAAGATGGACGGATCGTGGAGGCTTGGTGACTCTGGTCTCCCGATCAACGGGCTGTGGCGGCTCGGCTATGCCGGGAGGCCACGCATAGCAGCATAAACAGAGGAGGATGCCGTATGGCAGAAGCTGTGACAACTCGGAGTTTCAGGCGGCGACTTGCCGCGCATTTCGCGACAGGCGAGACGTTGCCGGTGATCGCGAGCATGGTGTTCGGCGATGGCGGCCATGATGAGGCGGGCATGGCCATTCCGCCCGATTCGTCCAGGGATACCCTGTATCACGAGACCCTGCGCAAGGATCTGACGACGATAGTGCAGGAAGATGACTATTCCGTCACCGGCGTGGGCAGGGTGGCAAAGGCCGAGCTGGTCGGCCAGGACATCAGCGAGGCCGGGCTGCTGGATGCGGCGGGCAATCTCCTGGGGACCAAGACGTTTGCACGCAAGATAAAGGATGCTGACGAAGAATACGAAGTCCGCATCAAACTTGTATTTTAAGAAGGAGGAGACATGGGCTTACCACACGGAACGATTACCCCCATACCGGACAATAATCCCGACGCCGTCCCGGCATTGTGGAATACTCGGTATGATGAGATCGATGACAATTTTAACAGCCTGGACGAAAGGGCGACAGGCGTCGAGGCTGAGGTGGCAGATGCTCGGGGGGATGATTCCTCCCTAGGTGCGCTGCTGCAGCGCATCCAGGACGATATCGAGGGGCTGGATCCCGACATGCAGAACGCCTTGTTGGCGAATTTGACCCTTGCGAACAGTAATGCCGGGCTGGCCCTGCGAGAGATCGAGAAAACACTGCGGCAAAGATTCCAATCTGGACGGGTTGTGATCCAAAACCGGGGGGTGATAGCCGGATGCACGGTCAGCAAGTCGACGAGTGCTGGGCGAAACGTCTCTATGGCTGCTGGGAAGCT